TTGCTGACGTGCATATCCTTCCGATTGATGCACCTTGAAAGGAGAACGCAATGTATGTTCTTGTAGCATGTGAAGAGTCACAGCGCGTGTGTACGGCATTCCGAGAAAAGGGACACGAAGCCTTCAGCTGTGATATTCAGTCTCCGTCCGGCGGTCATCCTGAATGGCACATTATGGGGGATGTGTTGAATATCCTGAATCCGGTCAGGCAAGCGCCGGATATCTTTGATATTGAATTTGAGACAATGACCGGTGAAGAATACGCTATTTCGCAATGGGATTTGATTATTGCACATCCACCATGCACTTATCTTTCGAATGCAGGTGCATGCCGATTATATTCACGAAAAGGGCAGCTTGACCGCGAAAGGTATAAGAAAGGCATGCTTGCAAAGATCTTTTTCATGAATATTTGGTATTCTGCATGCAGTAAGCTGTGTATTGAAAATCCAATACCGTCAACGGTTTTTGATTTGCCGAAGTATTCACAGACAATACAGCCTTATGAATACGGTGAACCGTATAGCAAAAGGACTTGTCTATGGATAAGGGGATTACCGTTGCTGAAGCCGACAAATATCGTGTCCGAATATCTGCCGTATGTTTCGTGCAGAACGTCCGCAAACAAAGGCAGACCCGAAAAAGCAGGCGTTTCACGAAAAGGCGGAGCTGCAAAGGCGCGCTCAAAAACCTTTTGGGGAATCGCCCGTGCAATGGCGGAACAATGGGGGTGACCGTATGGCAGCGAAAAAGAAACTATTCCATAATAAGCCCCCGAAACGCACGTCTGTTGAAAAGCAACTTGCAAGGGCTGTGAAAAACTACAATGCAAGATTGACAGCTGCAATCAAATCAGGCAGAATTCGTGCAGATCAAGCGCCTGACAAAGCATCTGCAAAGGAAATCAAAGAAAGCCTTCGGATGCTGGATGCGAAAACACGTTCAAAGAATCTGAAAAAGATCATTCGTGAACTGGAATCATTCAGGGCAAAAACGCAGAATATCGTAAAGACAGAGGGCGGTGTGGAGATCACACAATGGCAGTATAAGCAGGCACAGCGTCTGATGCGTGAAGCGCAGGCAGAAGCGAAGAAAGCAAAGCAACGAAAAGCAGAAGCAGAACGCAAGGTCAAACTGATAGAAGGAATCCCCACAGAGAATGCACAGGCATGGACGGATCAGACTGCTGTTTCAAAACCGCTTCGGGCAAGATCATGGGAGAAATTCAAGCAGAAATTCAGAAGTCTGACGAAACAGGCACGGCATGCATGGGCAATATACAGAGAGAATCTGCGCTTTACGATTGAACACTATTGTTATCAGCCGTATGTCAGGGCAGCACTTTCCCTGTTAGAGCAGAACAGCAACGATGAACTTGCAGCACATTACGCAAAGGGACAGAATTTCGTCCATATAAATTGGTGGTATGTAGACGTGAACCGTGACGAAGCGCTTTCAAGATACACGATTGACGACTTCCGTTCCGTTCTTGGATTGCGCGAAACATACTCCGGTGAAGGCGGCAAAGAATTCTGGGAAAACGCATAAGGCGGTGATGTTATGCCGCTCAAATATGCAGCTGATTTTGAAACGACAACGGTCGTGCCCACGAAGGTATGGTGCTGGGGTGTCGCATGCGTTGATACGCCGGAAGTTGTTGAAACAGGGCGCGATATTGAGGATTTTTTGGAATGGTGCAGCCTTGCAAGGAATCCGATCATATACTTTCACAACGAAAAATTTGACGGCTCTTTCATCATTGACTATCTGTTACGAAACGGTTTTGAATGGAGAAAAACAAAAGGGGAATGCTCCGAAAAGGAATTCACAACGATCATTGACGAATTCGGTAAATTCTACGCAATAGAAATTTACTGGAAACGAAAGAATAAAAAGCCCACAAAGTGCACGATTTATGACAGCTTCAAGATCATACCGATGGGTGTTGACACAGCGGCAAAGAAATTCGGGCTGAAGATGCATAAGCTCCGCATTGATTATGACCGGCACAATACGGAATGCGATATCACAGAAGATGAATGGGAATACTTGCGGCACGACGTGTCTATCATGGCACAGGTATTGCAGATTGCTTTCCAATACGGATTGACGCGCATGACACTTGCCGGGTGCTGCATGCACGATTATAAGGAATCAATAGGCGGTGACGATGCATTCAGGATGCGTTTTCCTTCCCCGCCGATCGAAGTAGACCTTGCGATGCGTGCAGCATATAAAGGCGGGTGGACGTATGTCAACCCGGATAATGCAGGAAAAGAGGTCGGAGAAGGACTTGTATTCGATGTGAATAGTCTCTACCCTTCGCAGATGGCATACAGACCGCTTCCTTATGGTATACCGATGACCTTCACGGGAAAATATGATCCTTTACGATTCAGGGACTACCCGCTATATATTCAGATCATATCATGCGAATTCGATATCAAAAAACACCATCTGCCTACAATACAGATAAAGAACAGCCCGTTCTATAAGGAAACGGAATATCTCACATCTTCAGACGGTACAGAGATCACATTGACACTTGCAAGCCCTGACCTTGAGCTTTTCCTGAAGCACTATGACGTTGACAATCTGAAATACTTGGGCGGCTGGGCTTTTCGTGCAAGGAATGACCTGTTCACGCGATGGGTGGAAAAGTGGGCGAATGTCAAAATCGAAGCTGACAAATCAGGAAACAGTGCGCTCCGGCAGATCGCAAAGCTGTACATGAATAACCTGTACGGCAGATTCGCACTCAATCCGAAACGGAAATCAAAATACCCGGTATTCTGTAAAGAAAAGGATTGTGTCATTTACAAAAAGATCATGACACCTTGCACTTACGCAGACGGAACGCCGCAGCTTGACGAAAACGGGCAGCAGATGTACACAGACTATCAGCTGACGAAGCCCGTTTACATTCCGGTCGGGATATTCGTCACGGCATGGGCACGTTACGTCACGATCAATGCGGCACAGAAAATCCACTATGATTCTATCATGAAAACAGGGCATTCGCGGTTCTGTTATGCGGACACGGACAGTGTACATATTATCGGAACGGAACTGCCTGAAGGACTTGACATTGATCCGTACAGGCTTGGTGCGTGGAAATGCGAAAGTCATTTTTCAAAGGCGAAATTCATTCAGGCGAAACGCTATATCGAAATGATTGAAGGTGAACTGAATGTGAAGTGTGCCGGTTTGCCCGCCGATTCTCATAGGTTTGTGACCTTTGAGAACTTCAATCGCGGTATAGAATATCCCGGAAAGCTGATTCCGAAAATAGTGCCGGGCGGCACGATCCTGACGGAAACAAAATTCAAGATGCGATAGGTGATAAGCATGCACGAAGTTACGATCATGCGCAGGGAGCGCAAGAAAGACGGTCTCTGTATATGGTGCGGAAAGAAACCTGCCTATAAATGGGGCTGCTGCAAAGAACATATCCTTCATGCAAAGGCATTGCGCTGTAGGTTTCTTCTCACGAATCCTACATACTGCGAAGAATACTACGACAAACACCGAAGCGAATTCTATTTCAGGAACAACAGCAGGCGGGCGCGGCTGAAGGCGCTGGGGCTGTGCGTGGACTGCGGACAGTTCAATGACAATCAGCCGCACATCCGCTGTGCGGAATGCCTTGCAAAGCAGAGGGAATCGATCAGAAAATGGAGAGAAAAGAGGAAAGCGAAATGAATGACTACGTATATTACAAGGCAAGGCATGACGAATGTGAATTCTATGATCCGGAAGAGGGCGTGTGCATTCGTGGGCAGAAAACGAAAGGCGTTTCGGTCTGTCAGATGTTCACGCTGACGCAGACTGCACAGGCAAAACGGTATATCAGTGCGAAACAACACGGTGAAAGAATCGGGATCAAGTATGACGCAAGTCGGATCATCTACGCAGGATATCCGCACAATGTCAGAAAGCTGATTGACTATTTTATGAGAAAGGATAAGAAATGAGCACATATAAAGATATCGAATCGGCAGCTTCAGCCTGCCGCAATGCACAGCTTTTCATTGAAGAAATCCTGAAGGTGCTGAAACCTTATGAAGAGAATGCTGTGATCCGCACAAAGACCTTCGGTTTCGTTTCGGCTACGATAGACAGTCTGATGCTGTCACGAACGAACTTACAATTCTGCGCAGACAGAATGTACAAAGCACTTGACAATACAGAAGGGAGTGATGACAATGGATGAACTGAAACCGTGCCCGTTTTGCGGTTCTTCCGCGCGGCTGATTGTTGAAAGTGCCGAAAAAAGTATGGATTGCGCACATGAAATGAAGATTATTGCAAAAGTGCAATGTACGAAATGCGGTTTGTTGTCAGCTAGCAGGGCGCTCTATACAATTACCGCAGCCCCTGCACAGGAAAACGGCGTGGACGTTAGAAACTTTGACAATGTTGCTAAACTGATTGAAAGATGGAATCGGAGGGTATGAAAAATGAACGCATACAAGAAAATGACAGACCTGATTGTCAAATCAGAGGTATTAAATAGGTAAAGCCCTTAACCGGGCGGAAGGGAGCAATGAAGAATGACTCATTTATCGGTGCATTATTCATCCAAAACTGAGGAATGGGAAACGCCGCAGGATTTATTCAATAAGCTGGACGGAGAGTTTCGCTTTACGATTGATGTGTGCGCAACGCATGAAAATGCGAAGTGTAAGAGACACTACACAAAAGAGCAGGACGGATTATCGCAGGATTGGACAGGTGAAACGGTGTGGTGCAATCCGCCTTATGGACGGGAAATGCCGAAGTGGATACAGAAATGTGCTGCGCACGGAGATGCGGGTGGGGTGGCTGTCATGCTGATTCCGGCAAGAACAGACACGAAAGCGTTTCACGAGTTCATATACGGCAAGGCAGAGGTAAGATTCATTCGAGGGCGGCTGCATTTTGGAGGTAGCAAACACGGCGCGCCGTTCCCGTCAATGGTCGTGATATTTAGGAACGGAGGTGCGATATGAACTTACGCAGAAAAATTCCTATTGACATTCTGGGAAAAACCTGATATACTAAATATAGTGAAACGCACTGGCACAGACAATGAAACTATCACCGGATCGCAGACGGGAGACCGTACCGGGGAGTTTTTCGGGAATTGCGTCCCGTCATTGTTTTCAGTGCGTTTTGCGTTTTCAGAAAGGGGTATATATGTACTGGGATATATCGAAACCGCTTGCTTATAACGCATTCCTGAATTTCATCACAGGCAATCGCGGCGGCGGCAAAACATACGGATCAAAGAAATGGTGCGTCAATCATTTCCTGAAAACCGGTCAGAAATTCTTATGGGTACGACGATACAAAACAGAATTCGCAGGAAACGGCACATTCTTTGGAAAAGTATCAGCTGAATTTCCGAATCATCATTTTGGTGTAAAGGGCAGCAGTTACTTCGTGGACGGAAAAGAATGCGGAAAACACGTTGTGCTGTCTACATCCAGAATGAAGAAAGGCGCTGAATATCCTGAATTCGATTCCATATTCTTTGACGAATTTCTGATAGACCGAGGTGTCTATCACTACCTGCCCGGAGAGGTAGAGGTATTTCTCGACCTCATAGACACAGTGTTTCGCGGACGTGATGACGTGAGAGTGTTCTGCCTTGCGAATACAATTACAGTGGCGAATCCGTATTTCAACTATTTCAAGATCATCCCGCCTGAAGGCGTTGGGATCGTCTGCAAGAATGACATTCTGTGCGAAATTGTCGCTGACCCTGATTTTATAGAAGCGAAATCAAAGACACGATTCGGGCAGATCATATCCGGAACAGCATACGGGGCATATAACATTGAAGCCGGTTTCCGTCTGGATGATGACAGCTTTATCGGAAAGCGTGAGGGAAAATGCAAGTATATGTACACGCTGGTCTACAAAGGGGATGAAGTCGGTGTATGGTCTAACATGGAGCAGGGGCGGCTGTATGTGACAGAACAGACCGACAAGTCATGCCTTCTGCGATTCGTACTCATGCACGATGACATGAGACCGAACACACTTCTGCTGTCAACCGCAAACCGCTCATTCTGTCTGAAGGGCTTCATTGAAAATTTCAGATACGGAAACGTGTACTGTGAAAATCAAAACGTGAAAAAAATCGTCTTTGAGATCGCGAATTTGTTGAAAAGTGCTTGACTTTTCCTCTGTTATGTGTTATACTAAAAATAGTATAATGCAGCGTCACATTATAGAAAGGGGTGTATAACATGACGCTTGACGAATTCCGCACACGCTCACGCGAAATCCTGACGAAACTTGAAAGCCCTGAAGAGGTCGGTGTTATCATCGATGTTCTTGACGGTGCGTTTCAGGAACGTGATGCAGCAGCATCTGAAGCAGAGGGCAAGATCGCTGACCTGACCGCACGGAACGACCGGCTTCAGGAAGCGAATATGCAGCTGTTTCTCCGTACCGGTGTGCAGGGCAAGCCGGATGACCTCGAAGGTCAGGAAGAGGAACAGGGTGTTGACTTTTCGGAACTGTTTGACAGCTCCGGAGAACTGAAATGAAAGGATGAAATGAAATGAAGATCGAAAATGCAGTCAATGCGTACAATGCGATTCGCGGCAGCAGCGCAACGCTGACAGCCCGCCTGCCTGTTGCGAACCTTCAGAACATCGTTGAAGCAGGCAATCCGATCCTTGAGTACATCGCAGTCCAGAATGAATTTCTTGACTGCCTTGTCAACAAAATCTATCTTCAGGTGATCCACAACCGCAGCTTCAACAACCCGCTTGCACTTCTGAAGCGCGGCAGCGCTCCGCTCGGCTCTGACATTGAAGAGATTCATGTCAATCCCGTGCAGGCATCGCAGTACAATCCGACTGCCGAAACCCTGCTGAAGCAGCACGCACCGGATGCAGCCGCAGCATATCATAGACTGAACCGTCAGGATGTGTACAAGCTGACCGTTGAGCGCACAGACCTTCGTCAGGCTTTCACTTCGTGGGAAGCCTTCGGGCAGATGATCGAAGCGAATATCAATGCACTGTATTCCGGCAACTACATCGACGAATTCAAGCTGATGCTCGGACTGTTTGACGGCGGGCTGTCCGCAAACGCGATTACCACAATGGTCGTAACCGCACCGACTGATACGACTACGGCAAAGTCCCTGATCGCAAAGATGCGTGCGCTGAACAGAAAGTTCCAGCTGCCCAGCACGGAATTCAACGCATACGCGCAGCTTGTCAACGACCCAACAAAGAGCCGCACAACTTGGTGCAAGCCGGAAGATATTGTTGTCATTATCCCGGCTGATACTGAAGCGCTGCTCGACGTTGAGGTGCTTGCACAGGCGTTCAATATCGACCGCGCACAGTTCATCGCGAATAATGTCATCATCGTTGACAGCTTCGGTGTGGATTCTCCGATTCAGGCTGTCATGATCGA